ACACACATACTTTATAACATTGCCTTGAAAAAAAGAAAGGTCATTCTTTGATATAAATTCATATGGTTGAATATGAAATTTTTTATAATGTGATCCTCCGATTTGTTTTTCTTGTGGCCCTTTAGAACTTTCAAATATACTATTGTCTGTCATAGTTTGTATCCCTTCCTCTGCATTTTTGCTTTTAGTTTATATAGATTATTTTTTGCACGAGTGACTGCTACGTACCAAACTCTATGCTCTTCATCCTCTTTGTCTTGACTTTTCTTTATTGCCTTTAATATTTTGTCTCCTAAATCTAAAGATAAAATAACATTATCTTGTTCACCACCTTTGATCGCATGAATAGTTGATGTCCAAATTCTTGCAGGTTTACTTAAATCTTCTCCTGCTTCAATTAAATTTAAGAGATAATCTTTGTCTTCTTGTTCTATATTTTGAAAAGCTTCATACCAATCTTTTTTTAAATCAAATTTTTCTGTTCCTGTGTATTCTTTGATATCTTTAATATCTTTTTCTTCTAGTTTAATATCTTGTTGTAATAATTCGTAGTTCTTAATTGCTTTGTATGCCCGAACCCTGACGCTTTTCCCTCGGTTACTTTCAAAATACAAATTCTTTTTCTTCAACTGTTCTTCTATCTTCAGTAGTCTTGATACTGTTCTAGTTAATATTAACCACTTACCCTCAGTCAAATCTACCTGATCTAGGTTGGCAATCTCCTCGCAGTTTCCCTCATAGTCTCTCGGATAATATTTCTTTTCTTTTCTGTTACCTACAATATTTTCTATACACATTTCTGATTGTTCTTGTATAGCTTTAGATATTCTTCTAGACTTATGTAATACTTTTTCTTTTGCAGGTTCATTAATAAATCTATTTACATCAGCGCCAGCCCAGGCAAAGATAGCCTGGTCATCATCTCCTGCAAGATAGATATCTTTACTTTTTTCTTTCAATTTATCATAAAGCTTCCATTGTAATGGAGATAGATCCTGAGCTTCGTCAATAAACACAGTATTAAATTCTGGAATCTTAGTATCTTTCTTTAATAACATTTCAATCATGTCATTGAAGTCCATCATTTTTTTCTTGTCTTTGTACTCTAAGTAATTTTTATGTATGTGGTCCAGCATAGACCATTCAACTTCTTTTGAATTATGTTCTCCACGATCAAACTCTTCTCTTATATCTACACATCTATTGATAGCTCTGTGTATCAACTGAAAGTATGGATTATCACAAGTTAAAAAGTGAGATTCTTCTTTGTTATATCTATCGTAGTATTTTACTTTTACATTTAATTTTTTACCAAAGCTTTCATAATGATATGGTTGCATTACATCATCTTCTTTAAGACTTAAAATATTAAACGCAAATGAATGAAGTGTTTGAAAGTATGGTAACTTTTTATCTTCTGCTGGCATTCTTTTCTTTGCCTCACCTGCAGCTTTTTTAGTAAATGCAAAGTAACCTATTTTGTGTAATGGTGTGCCTCCTCTTGCGTAGGCTCTAGCTCTTGATATCAATCTATATGTCTTACCCGTGCCAGGCGGGCCATATATCTTGTATACCATTAAATAATATCCTCTTCATCTTCAAATGGAACAATCTCATCTACTTCTTTTTTCTCTTCAAAGACATACAAAGGAACTCTTAAAACTTTTATTGGTGGAAAGTAATCATCATTCTTGTCCTTACCAGGAAATCTTTTTGGTTTGTTAAACAATGCTTTCTTTTCCTTATCATCACTTTTAAATAATTCTTTTATCATGTATGAAGTTCTCTGTGGATCTGTTTTCCATTCTTTTGTTTTTAAGTCAGAATAAAACTCATCGTAAACAAACCATGCATAGTTTTCATCTACTAAAGGTTTACCACTTTCGAAAGATTTATATGTGGTTGCTCTTGGTCCATAGACATATTTCTCTAGATTCTTTAATAAAATATCCATAGGACTTGTGCCTTCTACAGGTTCAATAGTTTCTACTTTTTCTTTGTCAAATAGAAGCTGCATTATTTCAATGAAATTATTACCTTTTAAATTTGGTGGAACTATAAATGCTTGTTCCATCAATAATGCTCTCAGTGCTTTTTGACTTTCTAATTTGTAAATATCTTTTGCATGTACTTGTGCAGTTTCTCCGTCTTCTCTTTCAACTGTAAACTTCCACTCTGGTGTAGGTTTATAATTTATTTTTTGAAGTGCAAACATTCTAGGCCATAAAGGTTTATCATCAGATAAGATTCCATACTTTCTTTTTAAACACACTGGTTTAACACACACTGGTGATAGCAGTTCTCCATTACATTGATAACCTTTTGTTTCTTTGTCCCAACTTTTAATTTTTGTTTTGACGTGATCATCTGTCCATTTAGAATCAAACTTAAAATAATTTCTCGCTGCTTCAACTATCTTATCTTTCCAATTATCTTTATATTTCTTTTTAGCAAAGACCATATAGTTGTATAAAAATCTATCTCTATCATCTGTCATTATTTCTTTTGTAAGAACTCCAAGACAAGGTGGACCATCATTAAACTCTTCGCCGCTTCCTTTTAATTCATCTGAAATAATTTTTTCTTGTATATCTTTTAATTGTTTTTTACTTACTGCATTGAGCTCAATACATTTTACAAACATGTCTAAAGACATTTCAGTTCCATCAGGTGCTAATGCTCTTCGACCATCTGCATTGTATGGAAGATTTATAAAGTTACCATTTGCTTTATTACCTTTTTCATCAGAAGAACGTAAGTTTGTTTGCTTGGGAAATATTTCTGTTTTGATGTTTAATTTAAATACATAGAGCATTTGCTCTAGAAATTGTCTTATCTCTATTGCTTTTACAAATTCAGTGGTGAACACATATAAATGTAGTCCACCACTTTTGGACAGGACAGGGATGATTGGTAAACTTTTTTCTTGTATTATTTTTAAATAAAATTCTCTATCTATTGGATATTTATCTACATCAATTGCACCAAACCTTGCAGTGCCATCATCTGTACATGGTTGTATACCAATTGATTTAACTCCTGTTAAATGATCTTCGTAGTCTTTGTCTGTAACTTTTAACTGTGACCATTCATGTTTAAATTTTTTCTTACCTGTTTCGGGATCTACATATCCCTCATTTATTTTACAGACACCATAATTACGTGTTAACCCTGTAAAATACTTTATAAAATCTTTCATTCCTATCCCTGTTTTTAAGGCGCCTCCAGTCTCCCTTCAGCGCCTCAGCTTGGCCAGCATCCCCAGAAGGGAAACTAGATAATGTCTTCTTTACTTTTAGTTGATTCAACCTGTTCATACTTAGGTTTTGCTGCACCTGCAAAAGCTTCTTCTTGAAGTTTTTTTGCAGTTTCATAGATAGATAAATCTTCTGGCTTAGATACATCTAGCATTCTAACTTTGCTAGGTTTGTAAACGTGCCAGCTTTTATCTCCCCAGTTTTTACCAACTGTTTTAAGATTAAAGACTGCTGCAAATGCTGCAGGTTTAAATGAACCTTGAGCATCTTTCATTCTAAGATTATCAATTAAATCATTTAACTCTCTACCTGGAGTTAAATTAGATGATCTCATAGTGATGACTGCTCTTCTTGCTTCACCGTTGATTAATGCCAGTACAAAGAAATACATAGTTTTCTCACAGTAATTACCGTTAGATAATCTGTACTTACCATTTTTTTCTTCTACTGAATCTGCAGGCGGATTGATATGAGTACCGACTGGTGCTGCTGCACTGTCTCCTCTCTCTTGCCATTCTGGATATCTAGTGTGAGTATGACATACAACTACTTCTAGTCCTTTGTCACCATCAATTAGAGTACCCATACTTCCAGAATATATCATACCTGGTTTAGCACCTTCAACGTATTTAGCGTTTCTAGTGTTACACTCAGGTGATAACTGGTGAAGGATTTTTAAAATCACAGTAGATTTATCACTGGACTTTAATTCCTCTGTACCTTTTCCTGCATCGGATCTTAAGCTTACTGGTGATAGTGCACCTGCACTATTCTTTTTAACCATATCTGTATTATTTGACATATATATACCTATTAAGTTATTGGTTTATTTTTTATTTTTTATTTTTGTTTGATTTCCATCAAACGTCCAAAAAAGATCTTCTGGAACTTCGTTACCTTTGTTCTTCCAATCTTCCATGGTTACTTTAAGAGTCATGGCATGAACTGCTTCTTTTTGAGAAGGTTCATAACCAGACTCTTTTGCAAGGTTAGCATATTCTGCAGCCTTGTTTTCTTCGCCTTGACCAAAGTTAACTGTGATTTCATTTTTCACAATATCACCTAGGCCATTGTTTCGAAGCCATTGTATCGCCTCAGCTTTTTTATCAGCTTTTATTGTGGCGCTATAAATTTTTTTAACAGATAATTCTGAACCATCTTTTAATTTAAGTGTGCTCAAATTCATCTTTTCCATAAGTTCAGGAATAGTAAAATTATTTAACTGTTTTTCTTGTTCTTTCAACTGTTTTAAACTAGCCTCTGTACTTGAAATTTGTGCATTAATAGAATTTAATTTTTCTATTTGTTCAGATAGTTCTGTTGGATCAATTGTATTTAATTGATCAGGTGCGTCGTCACGTAGATTTATCATTTTTAACTCCTTTATTTAAATTAACTTTCATGCTTCGTAATATAGAAACAAATCAATCTTTGTCAAGACTACTTGTTAAATAAATTTATTTCTATAGGAAAATAAGACGCTTGTATCCTGTCCCACTTCAATAATTTAAAGCGACCATTTGTCACATCACTTGCAACTGCACATACAACTCCAATTAAAGCAGGATCACCATACAGTAAAAGATAATCATCAGATGTAAAATCTTTCAAACTATTTTTTATTTCTATAATTAATGGACCTGGTGAGAATTGCATTTGTTTTAACTTAGGAAACATTGTCTTAATTTCGCCATATTTGATAGCAGGAGTTAAATCAAACTTAGGTTGTCCTGTTTGTCTATCTGTAGGTATTTCTTGCACTAAATAAACTTTGGACAAAGTTGTCGCATCATCAACATAGTGTTGTTTATTATTATATTTTAATATTTTCATATTGACTTTATATCTTTCTCTTCTTATATACACCAATAGAAAGAAAAGTAAAGGTATATATAAATTATGAATTACAAATTTAAAACAAAACCATATAAGCATCAGCTTGATGCATTACAAGACTCTTGGGACAAAGAAAACTTTGCCTATTTCATGGAGATGGGTACGGGTAAATCTAAAGTTCTTTTAGACAATGCAGCAATGCTATACGACAAAGGTAAGATTAATGGATTATTAATTATTGCACCTAAAGGTGTGTATAAAAACTGGTATGATTCAGAAATTCCAACACACTTACCCGATCATATTTTTAAAAAGATGGTTTTGTGGAAAACATCTGATAAATCAAAAAAACAACAACAGCTTTTAAATACTTTGTTTGAAACAGGAAGTGAGTTTCATATATTACTTATGAATGTTGAAGCTTTTTCTAAAGGTGATGGTGCAGCTTTTGCCGCTAAGTTTTTATCTTGTCATAATACAATGATTGCAATTGATGAATCCACAACAATCAAGACTCCTACATCTAATAGAACTAAAAATATTTTAGCGCTTAGACAACATGCTAAATACAGAAGAATACTTACTGGTTCTCCTGTAACTAAATCACCATTAGATTTATTTAGTCAGTGTGAGTTTCTTGATCCCTGGCTCCTGGGGCATACTTCATACTGGACATTCAAGGCTCGTTATGCAGTAACCAGAAAGATTCAGGTACAAGGTAGACAAGTAGAAATAGTTGTTGGTTACAGAAACCTGGGTGAGCTATCAGAGAAGATACAACCATTCTCTAAAAGAGTTCTGAAAGATGATTGTCTAGACTTACCTAAAAAGACTTTTATGAAACACGTTGTTGAAATGACTAAAGAACAGAAGAAAGTCTACAAACAAATGAAAGAAGAAGCTATTGCCTATCTTGATGGTAAAGTTTTATCTTCAGCTACAGTCATGACTCAGTTAATGAGACTGCATCAAATTACTTGTGGCCACTTCACACCTGATGATGGAGAGATAAAAGATCTTCCTTGTAATAGAATGACAGAGCTGATGGACATACTAGAAAATGTACATGGTAAAGCTGTTATCTGGTCTCACTACACTCACGATGTAAAAAGAATTATTGAAGAAATAAAAAGAGTATATGGTGAAGATTCTGTTGTTGATTATTTTGGTCAAACTACGTCTGAAGAAAGATCAAAGAATATAAAGAAATTTCAGAACGATGACAAGTGTAGATTTTTTGTAGGAACTACTCACACGGGCGGCTATGGTATCACATTGACTGCTGCGAGTACAATGATTTATTTTTCAAACGGTTATGATTTAGAGAAGAGACAACAATCAGAAGCTAGAATAGATCGTATTGGTCAAACAAAACCTATGACTTATATTGATATTATTTCTGAAGATACTGTTGATGATAGAATTGTTAAAGCTCTTCGTAGCAAAATAAATATTGCTAATCAGATTATGGGTGAGGATTATAAAGATTGGATTTAGATTTTATCTAATAACATTAGAATAACACTAGCCATACCAGCAAGTAATACGCCAGCACATACTATCATTATTTTTTCTATTCTTTTGATTTGTTCTTCTATGGATTTAATTTTATCGTGAGTTTGTTTCTGCATAATTCTACACAGCTTTTCATGTGATTCTATTCTCGTAAGTGCTTCGTCTTTTTTAGCCATTAAAATGTGACCCCCGCCACATAAAAACCCCGATAGTGTGATACTATCAAACCGCCCAAATAAATCATTATGCTAAACCTCGTTGTCTTAATCTAATTTGTTTTTCTTCGTCAGATAATAAAGCATTCTCTACTGGTGTCAATCCCGTAGCCATAATGTTTCCTGGTGCCTGAGGCTGTAATACTTGAGCATTAGGCATTGGTTGTATTGGTAATGGGGGTGTTTGTACTTCAGGTAATAAATAATTATTTATATCTAATCCAGGTAAAGACTCAACTTCTCCACCCTCAGCTTTTAATAGTCTTTCATCTGTACTAAACAAACCTCTATTAGTTAATCTCATTCTTCTCATATCATTAACCATTCTAAGTATTTGTGGTCTAGCTATATTGTACGGGTTAGGTCCACCTAATTTACGAGCATTTTCCGCAAACTTTTCTTCTATATCTGCTGATGGTGAATAAGGATCAAACTGAGCGTTTCTTAAATTATTAAAATTCTTTTCACTAATTTGTCTATCCTTAAACTGTCTACTTAAAACATTTCTTGAAACACCTAATGTTTCAGCAGCAGTTAAGTCTTTAAACATTTCTTGTTGAACTCCAAATCTAGCGTTGTTAGATGCAGCAAATCTTTTTATAATATCATTAGGATCAACTGGTCCACCTTTCAATACTCCAAACTTACCTCCAGTAAATTCTCTTCTTGCATCCCTAATACCTGATTGATAGTTAGATATTTTAAAACCCATTGATCTTAATGGGTCAATCTTAATAGGTCTAAGACCCATAAATCCTGCAATCTCTGGACCTACATCTAATAGATCTCCACGGTCTGTCGGTGTTTCCGTTGCTGCTTTTAATAACCTTTCATATTGTCTAAACGAAGGTAATAATGCATTTCCTAAATGCATAAATTCAATTGCACGTTTATCTCCAAAAGATGTTTGATCAGTGTATAGTCTTCTACCATCAGCTGTTCTACCACCTCTTACTGTTAAATCTGTTGCAGCTTCCGTCCAAATAGATTCTGAAATAAATGGATTCATAATCTCAGCTCCTGCTTCTCCTATACCAGATGCAAAGCCTGCTAATATTTGTTCATCTGTCGCTTCACCTTCTTGAATACTATTTAAAACAGTTCTTATAGGTCTAGCTACTACATCGTAAGCATTGCTGTGACTGAAATCTATATATCTTAATTCACCATCATCATCTCTTATTGGTATTAGTGTAGAGTTTTTTGACCACTCAGGAACAAATCTTCTAAGAGCTGCTAGCTCTTCTTTTGATACATCATATATTGCAGACGCACCTTCAGTTAATGCAATTGGAATACCTGTTGTAAATGTTGCCATACCCAACAATCTTTTAAATCCTGTTTCATAAGTTCCATTAGTTAGTGCATTGTTCTTAACAACTTGTTCAGTTCCGTCTGCTAATACTTCTGTAACACTTAAACCTAAATTACTTCCTTTAATTCTAACTCCTGGAGCAGGAACATGTCTCATTTCTTTTAAACCTTGGCCAACTATATTTGAAGTTGTTCTAATCATTTCAGATGGAAACGACATAAAGTTACCAATTGGTAATAGTCTTGCAGTTCTAACTGCAGAACCAACGAAGTCATAATTAGGTACAGTATTTTTAACTATATTAGCAGCATCAACCTTTAAACCTCTCAATACAGTTTCATCTGAAACATCTAAGCCTTGTTTAACTGCAGCTTTTTTTAATCTATCTAATTCAACAACATAGTTTGTAATTTTAAATGTATCATCCTCTGCAACATACTTACCTTGAAAAAATTCTTTTGTTTTTTTCATTTTTCTCATAAACGGACTTATGATTGAATCTATATTTGCAACTTGTTCTCCAAGTCTAACGTCCGTTAATAGAGCTTTAAGATCTCCTATTTGAACTTGTGAGTTTACCACACCAAGTTCTAATAGTTCTCTGTATGCTTCCTGAGCTCTTGGTGTATTAGTTCCAAGTTTTGTTAGACCTGATACGTCAATACCTTCTCTGAAGGCTTTAGCAACTACAGCTGGGTTTTCAAATAAAATACCATTGGCTCCTGAAAAACCAAAAGCACTTATCATATTACGTAAGTGTGTGGGCACAGAAAAAACTGTTTTTGATAATTGTGAAACTCCTTTTGGAAATAATAATAAATTTCTATACATCCAACTTACAGCAGCTTCTGCTCCTTCTTTACCTTCACCTCTTACAAAACCTTGAAGGCCACCAGAAATATTATTAGCATTTCTAATTGCTTCAGCTATTTCTTTTGTAGTAAAACTTCCTTGTAATGGATTAATAACTTTACCTGCTCCAGGTAAATCTTTTACAATATCATCAACTGGAACTAACTCTATTCCAGTTGTTCTTGATCTTAATGCTTCTTCTCCTGCTTCTTTACTACTCCAAAAAAATCCTCTACCACCCGCTGCTTGTACTTCAGAGTTTTTTGCTGCAACATTTGTTAGATAATTTGATGTTCTTGCTACAGAAGATAAGTTAGTCATTGCATTAAATATTGAATATCTTGGATCTTGTATCTCTCCCAATAGTTCTCTTATTTCTTTTGGTAACATATTGGTGTCATCAATAGCTTCTTTTATAAATTTTTCACCAGGTTTACCTTCCATTGTTTTTGTAATGTATTTATTTAAATCTAATGCTTTTGGATTTTTTAATTTTTTTACAGAATTTAATAAACTTTTTACTTGTATTACAGCTTCTCTTTCTAATTGACTGGGTTTTGAAGCTAAAGCTGGATTATCTTGTGCAATTATTGTTTTAAAATATTTTATAGCTCCTTCTTCTGCTTCTGCTGTAGGTCTAAACCTACTGAATAATTTTAATAAACCTTTGTTTTGATCTTCAAAAATTTTGTATGTACCACCAATCCAATTAACAGTTCTATCTTGTAATATTTTTTGTAATTCATTCTTACCTTTTTTAAAATTAACTCCTTTTTGATTACTATCTAATATGCCTATTAATCTTACAAATTCGTCTCTTGCATTATTGATACCTCCAATAATAGCTTGTCTTCTTTCTGCAGGTAAATTTGTTTTATTCATTACTTTTAAAATTTTATCTAATGCATCTTTGTTTAAAGCTTTATTTAAATCTCCTTCAAATAAAGATTCATTTAATAGAGATAAAAACTTATCTCTTTCAGCTACGTTAGCTCTACCAAATAATCTTTCTGCTTCAGGATAAATAGCATCTATTTCTCTTGTAAGATTGTCTACAATTTCTTTTGCTCTGTTTGTGTCTCTTGCTATCAAAGCTTGTTTTGTTTTTTCAGCACCAAATAATTCTTCAGTTAAACCACCTCTAGGACTAAATGGAGCTCTAATATATTTATCTAAAAATCTAGCAACTTGACTGTCACTATATGCTAATTCTTTACCTCTTTGTGCTAGTAACTTTGCACTCTTACCAGCGCCGTAAACAAAGGGTGTGATTAATAAAGACTCTGATCCAAACTTTAATCTGTTTGCTAATTTTCTTGCAGCATCTTCTCTACCAAAACCTTCTTCTCTATCTAGTTGAGTTGGTCCTCCTTCAAACATATCTCCGAAAGTTCCAATCTTTTCTACATCTGCAACAAATGTTTCACCTGTTGCACCACCCATTAAACCTACCGCAAATTTTGGAAACTTAGCTTTAGCATTTAAATCTCTAGCTTTATTTAATGAATCTCTTAGTGCTACTCTATCTTTATCTAATTTAAAATCAGCAAAAGCATTTGCACGTTTTGCTTTTAAAGTTCTAGCAGTTAAATTTCTTGCAGCTTTATTTGCTAATTTAAAACCTGCTGTACCTGGTACACCTACTTGAATAATGGCTTCTGTTAATTTACCTACTGCTCTATCTTGTGCAGCGTCTTCAAATATATTTATCTTATCAAAAAATTGCTCTACGTCAGATGCAGTGTCTGTATCAAAACCTAAATCAATTAATTCAGCTGTTAATGAAAATACTCCTTCAGGTACTTTAATAATACCTGATGCTATTCCTGATGCAAATGATGAATACCAAGATCTGTCACTATCTCTTTCTGCTTCGTTAAGTGGTAGATACTTCTCTGCCATTTAACCTCCTATACTGGTAAGTCGTCTGAGCTTGTAAAATCAGGTAAAATTTCTTTTAATGTTTTTGGTGGTTTTGATTCTTGCCCAAATAAACCTGCTTTTGGTTTTTCATCAACTTTACTTACTCTGGCTGCTTTATCTGCTTCAGAATCAAATGTAGCCATGTTTATTGTTTCATAACTATATCCGTCTGCAGTTTTTCTTAATCTTTTAAAAGTACCATCAGTTACATCATAGTATACTTTTCCAATGTTTCCTTTTTTCTCATAGTCTTTTGTTTTACCATGAATACCACCAATAAATCCTTCATATGATTCACCAAAATTTTGTACAGCTTTAGATTCTAATCCTTGGTTTTCATAGTTTGCTCTGTTCTTAGCTTGAACTGAACTTCCTTGATATTGTTCTAAGTAATCTTTAAAATCAGTTGTGCTTAATGCACCTAATTCCATTTCGGCTAATTCTTTTTGACCAGCTAATTTTTTTTCTAATAATGATTCATCGCCAGCTTGTTTAATTGCAAGTTCAGTTGCACCTGCTTTTAAATCTCTTAAATATTTTCTTTTCTCAGCTTGATTTTCTATAAGATTTTGTACAGGCTTTTCAGAAGCTAATAAAAGATTACCTAATAAATTACCACCACCTGTTTGAACAGCTGCTTTTGGTCCATATTGTAATAAGAAAGTTGTTAACGGATCAAAACCTTTATCTGGTTGATTACCACCTAAAGTTTTTAAATTAGCTGCTGCTAACTCTTCCACTCTAGAAGGAGTTCCTTCTTGAAAGTTTTCTCTATCTTCAATACCAGACATGATGCCATTCATATTAGCACCGCCACCTTTTCTAAACATGGGTCTTCTAAATACTCTACTCATTAAAACGCTCTATATATTCCAGCTAGTGTTGCACCTAAACCTAATGCAGATTGAAGTGGGCTAGCTGATGGTGATGTTTGTTGAAACTGTGATCCAGGGTATCCAGCAATTAGACCCGTGATACCTGAACCTAAAGTTTGTGCTGCTGTTATTGGTTGTTGTAATTGTTGTTGTGCTAACTGTTGTTGTGCACTTAATTCTGATTGTCTTTGTGCTTGCAATCCACCACCTAGACTAGTTAAACCTGCAACTTGTTGTCCAGCTAACTGTGGAGATAATCCAGCTAAAGCTTGTTGCTGTGTAGATAATGCTTGTTGTTGATTTGCTAAAGCTTGTTGTTGACCAAAAGCTGTGCCAGCTGCTTGTTGCGCTTGACCAAAACCTTGTTGTAATAATTGTGCTTGTAATGCTGCTCTGTTTCTATCTGATGCTGACATATATTCTGCTCTTGCAACACCTTCACGTCCTCCACCAAATGCACCTGATTGAATTGCACTTTGTGCAATTGAACCTAAACCTTTTTGTGCTTGGATATCAAATTCATCTAAAGATGCTTTAATAACATCTTGTTGATATGGTGACATAAATTGTTGGTAAGCCGATGGGCCAACAAATTGACCAGCTAGGCCAGCTTGTTTTGCTGCTTCTCCAGCTTGAGTTGATGCTGTTTGTAAGAATGGAGCAAATGATCCTAAACCTGTTTGTGCAGTTGCAACTTTAATTGCTTCAGCTTGTAAAGGATCTTGTCCAGCTATAAATTGTGGACCATAAACTTTTGATAAGTCTGCACCTTTAAAACCACCTACAGCTTGTTGTAATTCTGTAATATATGGTTTTGCAGCTGCTTCTATAAACTCAGGTGGTTGTGTTATTTGTGTAATTGTTTCAGCCATTATACTCTTCCGCCTTTTTCTAATTTTTTCATCATGTCATACATACGTTGTGCACCTTTGTTGACATTACCATCACCCATGCCTCTTACAGCATCGGCAGTGAATACGAATTCATTGTTTGACAACATCGCAGGGATGTCATCTGCCTTCTCTTTTATACCAACTGGAGGAATAAATCCACCACTTTCTCTAAGATCTAGCTCTTTTACGCCTGCTTTATTAGTTCTTTGAGGTAAACCCATGATGCCTGATGCCTGATTCACGATCTGATCGTTTCCCATAGCATAGCCTATTCTACCACCCTCTGCATATCCACCAGCTCCTGATGTGTATTCAGATAAATCATTATCTACAAGTGCAGGTATTTCAGATTCATCATATCCTAAATTTTGATAAGCTGTTGTAAGCTTACCTCTTAATGCTTCTATGTTTCTACCTGATGATATTTCTTCCTGTTCTTCAGGAGACAAAGCACCTAATACTCCACCTAATACAGTTCCACCAGCCATGACTCCAAGAGTCTTGCCTAGTGTTTTTTCTCCTGCTAAACCTTTTAGTGATAAACCAGGTATAGTAGCTGCACTTCCTGCTAAACTTCCCATTCCAATAAAAGGTGCTTTACCAGCTAACATTGGAGCAAAGTTAAAAGCAGCCAAAGCTAATGCTGGATTATCTTTTATTGTTGAAACAATACCTTTAGCAGCACTTTTAATACCTTTACCAATACCTTTAATTGCATCACCAATACCTCCAAGGAAATAACCTTGTCTTGGTGCGACGTCCATTATTCCGCCACCTCTTCTTAGTTGTCTGGGCATTTGCATTCTTGAAATTGGCATAGTTTTATTAGTTTACTTAGTTTTTCCGAAAATATCAAGGCTTGGCATAATGACTTTTATATCTCTTCTGATATCTTCTTCTGCTATTCCTTTTGATTTCCATTCGTTATCGTCCTTGTATTCTTCACCTGTTTTAAGGTTAGTTATTGTTTCTATTATTTTTTCTGGTTTTATGACTTGCATTTTTCTCCTATGTTCTATCAAACTCTAGTATTGATACTGTTCCCTCAAATATGTCAGCAGAAGCTGCTTGTAATTGTAGTTTATCGCTCTCTTCTAATATAATTGTACCATCTGATACAGACTTAGAATTACCTGTATTAACAGTGTGTTCTGCAAACTGATAAGCTCTACCTGCAGAGGTATCATATACGAAAGCTTTTATTTCCGTGTTTCCTGCTCCAACATTAGCTACATGTATGTTTTGAATAATTGCTCTAGACTCAGATGGCACAGTATAAATATCCGTAGCATCAGTTGTAGTTAAATCAAAGTTTGCATTCTTATATCTATTAGCCATTATGTTTCACTTCCACTACTCATGAACCAAGTAAATCTTTGTTGCTCATCTCTTAAATCTTGTTGAAAAGTTGAATTTAATTTTTCAATTAATCCGTCTAAATCTCTAACTAAAGAATCAGCGTCTTGCTGTTTATATTCTTGTCCAGGTCTAGTAAATACTACTGTTATCTTTGCCATTATATTAGTCTATTTTCTACCTGTCTCAATACTTCTTTATCAAAACCAGTTATATCTACACCTGCATTTGCTAAGAATCCTTTAGCTATACCATCACCATTGTAATCAGCAAATTCAATGTCGTTAATAAATATTCTTCTACCAGATGTATCTAATGAATAAACAACTGGTATTTTATCAATCTTAACAGATAGTGGACTATCTTTAACCATGATAAATCTACCATCTTCTTTAACATAGTGACTACCTGCAACAGTGACACCTTTGTAATCATGGATTTCATCAGATGCTTTAAATTGGAATACACCTGTAACTTCTCCACCTTTAGTTTCATCACCAAGTTGAATGTTTTTAATTTCTTTAGTTGAACCATCAGCCATTTGAATAAGAGTGCTTGGATCAAAACAATAAGTACCTGCATCATAACTTGAACCTAAATCAGCTTTTCCTCTAGCTTCAGTTCGTTGATTATCTTTGCCAATTGATCGTTGTTGTCTTTGAGCTTCTTGTCTAGATATTCCTTGAGTTTGAGCTGCAGCTTTTATTACATCTGCTTTTTGTTTTTCTTCTAATCTTTTATTGTAAATTATATCTGCCGCTCGTAATCTTTTATTTAATAAATTTTGAGATTTATTAAATAAATCTAGTCTATTAATTAAATCAGTTGGCAGACCAGTAGCTGGATTTATTGGTACATCACCTTCATATTCTCCAGCGACAGCTGCTGCTATTTCTTCATCAGTCATTCCATATTTTTCTTTTAATGTTTTAGAAACTGTTTCTCTTCTCTTGTCATAAGACTTATCTAATCCATAATTAGTTTCTTCACCCATTTTACCACCTGTTACAAGATTTAATAAACCACCTGATACAGGATTATATCCCGCCATAATTCCTTCTGGCGTGTTGTAATTATTTGTTACAATTCTACCCATGTTATCTAACATAAAGCCACCGCCTAATAATTCGTTTTGAAAAATACCTGCTCTATTTGGTGGTAAACCACTTAATAAATTTTTTGCAAAACTTCCTATACCTTTAACTCCTCTTCCCAACATAGTATTACTTAAAAATTCTTGAATTTTTGAAGGAGGTCTTTCTTGATAAGGACCCATTATACCTGAAGTGTTCAAAGCTCCTGTTGCAATATTAGCTTTAGGATCACCCATCATTGTACCAAAAGCAGCTTCATAAGCAGGTCTTGCATTATAATTTCTAATAGTTCTTACATTAGGATCGTTTGCACTTATATTAAATGGACCACCTCCACCTCCGTCTCCACCCATTTGTTGTAACAACAATGGAGTAATTCCTGATGTAGTTTCTTCAACTGGAGTTTCTACAACTGGTGTATTAGTTACAGGTTGAAATATAGGAGATATACTAGGTAATCCTTGATTTAAATATGCTTGTGCTAATTGTGCTAATGTAGCCATTATCTTCTTCCGTCTGGTTGCGTGTCTAATCTAAACGTACCAAGTTTCCAGCTTTGATTAGCAGCCGTATTAGCTATTTTCAAAGACATGGCTCTTGCTCTTGCACGTGTATCTACTTTATCAGTAGAACTGGTAATTGTAAAGGGTCCAAGTGGTGAGCTTGCTTGTGAGCTATTTGGATAATTTCTAAGTTGTAAAGTTACTTGTGTGCTACCTGTTTGAGACAAGAAGTCTGGCACAAATCTTCTAATTTTCATAAGAAATTCACCATCTCCCTGAAATGTTGCAACACCTGTTTGTTGACCTTGTCTAGATCTTTGTGCTGTAATATCAAAGTCTCCTGATTCAATATTAGATGTGATAACATTTATACCATTTGCTAATGCTTCATCAGTTCCTTTTTCATGTTCAAAATATATTGTGCTTCCTTCAGTATTACCAACAACATCAAATGATGCATCATCGTCTGCAGTAAAACTAGTTGCGTGTGGTAAACCAAATACGGAAGAATCTTTCCATGTTCCTCTTGCTAAAGTTCCTGTAGTCCATACAGGTCTTTGTGGTGTTGAATCCATGTAATTATAAGTCACACATCTATTAATAACTGTTGAACTTTCGGTACAATAAAACCAAGTTATTTCACCAAACAAATTATTTAGTCCAACATTAATTAATTGATTAGCTGTTGTATTTAAATCGTTATAAACAAAATCTTCCACTAAACATGTCATGGTCTCAAGATTACCAGAATATTTAAAGAAACCATTTTCTGAAAACCAATAAGCAGCACCATCAACTTCTAATGCAGCGTTCTGTCCAATCAAACCACAGTTGGTTCCTACTTGTTGGAAACCAAAAGTAAATGGTTGACCAATAAACCTCATGGTAAATAAAGATGTATCTGTCCAAACATAGATTGCGTCCCTACCTCTAACCGCACCTACAATTTTAGATCCATCAGCTAGTCTTTGAAAACCTGCTGTGTTAATTGCTGTTGGTTGGTATGTATTGATATCTTCTTGGTTTGAAAATCTAATAAACATTTCATCTTGTGTAGAAGGTGTTCCAATTGTTGTTTCTGTTCCAAAAAATACTAAGTGTCTATCAGGCGTAGATACTAACATATCTCTTGATGCTGTCGGTGCGCCACTAATAATAGTTGCTCTATTAGTTACAGCGTTTGTTGCATTTGAATCCCATTCAAATACCTGTGCATTATGAATTAGTGCAATTACTTTATCACCAAAATTATCAATAGACCATAAACCAGGGTCGACAACTAAGTCACCAGATGCTGCTTCACCCCATGCAATATAATCTGAACTATTCAATACTGTTGCACCATTAGAATGAGTTGCAGCTGTTGTATTTCTAACTCCTCTTGTAACACCTGTTAGAGTATTACCTGATATACCTGTGTATGAAATTTCTTCCGAACCTATCTGCACAAAGTTTGTACCTGAAGTTGGAAATAAGGATGCATCTGTTAATACAATAGTAGTTGTAACCGCATTAATGCCACCATTTAAAGTTGTAGTTGCTTCACCTGTTACAGTTCCGCCCCAAGAAGCTAGTCCCCAACCAAAGCCAGGTAATTGTTCTGCGGGTCCTACTGGATAATAATGCTGTACTCTAATACCACCAGATGTTGTAGCACCTGATCCAGTTTCATTAGATGGCATTGTAATAGTTAAAGTAGTAGCTGTTGGCACACTTGTTACCATAAACTTTTTATCATCAAAGTCTGATGCTGAAAAATTAGAATTAGTTATTGCTGTAAAATTATCTAAAAGAATAATATCGTTTTCTTGAATATTGTGATCTGTACTAAACGTTATTGTAACGGTTGCAGAGCCGTTCGTTGTACTAAATGCATTGGTTAATGTTGTTGTAGTTTTAATTGGATGAATGTCATAAAATACACCACCAGTATAAGCATATAAAATTCTATTTGTGCCTATGATTGCAAACTTGTTACCAGACTTATTAACTAAATGATGTAAAGCTCTTGCAGCTCCTGTAAGTTTTGATTCACCTAACTGTGACCACCCACCTATCTTTTCAGGTGTACCATATCTAAACCTTACGTTATCTCCACCAACCCATTGTCCTTCAGCTGTGGTTTCTGTAATCTGTTTATTGAATCCAGGTTGAAAACCTATCTTTTGTAGCATATGACTCCATTATAATACTATTTTACAAATGATGGTAGACCTAACATAGGTCTTCCGTCAAATCTGTTTTTATCAGCAAATGGGCCGTTTACATGATTATAAT